GTAATAATATCGTCACCGTAAACCCATACTAATTTCGCGGCTTGCCGCATAGTTAGTGAGGGTTTCTTAGTCATTATCAGGGAGACCGCCAAGGCCCAGAAGCATAAAGCTTCTATAGGAAAGCACACTGCCGACCCCATAGGGGCGAACTTGTGCAACTTGACGATCTTGCCACTAGGAAGCTTCGTTTCCGAGCTCCTTGATGCCTCGAGCGCACGCACCCAATTTAATGGGAAAAGCGTCCACACGAGATGTTGAGAGACCCGGTCCGAAGCATCCTTCATATCGAGCGTTACCAAGTTCCCGTGGCGTGAAGCCTCGAGAGCTAGGGATCGGTTCACTTCTTGATTAGAGAAGTTCACCTGTCCACGAGTAAGTTGATGGCTTTCTAGTGTTTCCACTAGTAGTTTCATCTGGCCCTGCTGTATCCATTGGATTTCCAGCGGTTCCATCGATATGAGCCTCGGTCCCCTACTATCCTTTGGCACCAGTACGACTTTCGCCGTACTGGAGTCTAGGATTTCGGGGCACTGCACCGTACCCAAGGAGAGCATTGTACGCTTGCGCGTCGATGTTCCAAGGTTACCTCGAGGAAATCCTCGGGAACGAAGTCCGCATCCCACGTTCTCTGAACGCGGGGTGTTAGGAGCTTCCGTTTCTCGTGGATATCCCAATCTGACACGACCCAGTTGACGTAGTTCGAGACTTCCGTCACGAACCACCCCTTCCGGGACAAGTGCCAGCGAGCCCGAGACAAGTCTGTCGCAGACATGCGACAAACTATAGAAGAAGTACTCCGTAAACGGATATACCTCCTCAAGGTTCCTGTAGAGTCGGCTGAAAGCCGATTTTCCAGGTCCTCTCTCGGTGGTGGCGACAGCACCAGGTCCGTGCCTTGGATAAATCCAAGTCGGATCTGTCGGTCCGAGCACACGCGCAATAATAGCGCTAGCGCCCCTGACCACGTGTTTGTCTTCATTAGTTAGGATCCAATTTTGTTGGAGCTGACTATCAGTGATGACGAAATCGTTGAGAACTTTCTCAACAGACTCGTCCGAGTAGGGCAACTGTAGCTTATAAAAAGCATAGCAGAGATGCCTGATATGACCCAATGCAGTGGGGCACCCGTGAGGGAGCTCCACCCCGTTAGAACCGAACACATGTCCGATAAGCCATCCGAGAAACCTCGGTAGGCTAGATCCCGTGCGCTTTTTAAACGCAGGGACCTGGAGGACAGAGCCAGAAGCAAGTGCGGTGTCAATCGCCTTGCCTAAGGACGGCAGTACCTTCGTTAAGAAGGAAATGCCCTCATGTTCGAAGCGAGATCTGATTGTTTTCAGATCTCGTTCAAACTCGGTTCTATGTTGTGCAGGATATGCATCGACTACATCACTGTAGACTTTGCACAACAGATCGCAATACCAGGTAAATTCCTGGGAATTGTTATCTTGGCTTTTCACCATACCAGCTCATTGAGTTGGAAGTGGATCCAGCCATGTTTAGTCTACAGCAGACCTCATCAGTGTTACCCTCCTTGCGGAGGGCCACTGACAGCCCACATTTAGGGCTTCAGTCCCTTGATAGAGTCCCAAAGCCGCGCGATAAGCGCGACAAGGACCATGCTATCAACCGCAACGAGCGAATCAATCAATGTTCTCATGTGAGAAGTTGATAATTGTTGGTCGAGATCTTTCGATCACGGTTCGCTATTCAGCAACTTAGTCAGGTTCGCGTTGGTCGATGCGTTAAGCATCGAGACGAGAGCCAGAAGTTGGTCGCTGATCTGGGTGACGGTAATGGAACAACCGCGAGGACGGCCGAATTGAATCTGAACCCAAGAGGTTATCTCGAAGTTCGGATCCGATGCGGACGCGTGAACGCGATTCACGTCATTACGAAGTGTAGTGACGTCCGTGACGACATCGACTGGTGTCTTCACGGCGGTTCCAGCTAGCTGCACGTTACCGCTAAATCGCTTACTCCGGGTGGAGTTTACGACTTTGACGGTGCGTGGAGCGCTCGCAGCCAAGGTGGCTACTGAGCGAACTGAATTGCCCCCCGCTACACTCAGGAGCCCATATGATTGGGCATCCGAAGTTCCCGCCGTTATGGCGGTAGCGGGGTTAAGGCTTAGTGGGTCTGCTAACATGGCGTTGTAGTTACGGTTTAAGGAGCCTACGGCGTAATGCCCTAGGCACCCTGTTAGGTGCGAAGGAGGGTAAGAATCCTCTCAATAAGTCTCCCACGGTAATTAAAGGGTTTGAATCCTTAAAATTAGCGTGAGAAGCCTCAAAGAGAAGGCGCTTAACCCTCCGTGGCAACAACGGAGTGGCTGACGTGAGCGAACCCGCAAGGGCTAATTCACGCAAACCAGGGTTGTTGGTTGACACAGAAGTCAGCGACGGAATCGCCGCTGACCTCTCGTAGTGCCCCATAGTAGTCTGATAACAAAGGACAGCAGGATGGTAAGTACCTCCTGTATTGTCCCTTGGTATTTCAGCCGAGGCGGTGTGCACTATCTGCCATTTAACCGATGAGGTAAATGACAGAACCTCTGTTCGTAGGTCGAGGCTGTTGATCCGAAAGTGGCGTAGGAACTTTCCCACGTCCAACATCCAGTCAACGATGAAGCTGAAGGGTATAGCGTTCCACACGATAGATGGGTCTAAGTTTAGACCCAGCGTCGAGAGGTATCCGCGTATCTTCCGCATCACACCCTTAGCACCGGGCATAGTGTAGCGATACACTAGCTTCGCATGGAATACTGGCTGCGCGGAATAGCGTGTGAGACGCCGGAATTTCACCGGGTCCCACACACCCCACGTGCCACTTGGAATACCCATATACGTATAATCGACCAGCAGATTTTCGTCGATCGTGAGATCGGCGTCTGTCGGCAAGTTGAGACTATATCTACGGGTATTTATCTTCCCTGCTCTTCCCTCTAGGCGCTTGAGTTTTGTCTCAAGAGTCTGGAGAGACCGAACTATCGATGCAATATCACTAAAGAACGGTATCCATCCGAAACTCACGTTTAAGTGCGCATTGGCAACATTGCCGAGCGCGCTCTTACGCTTATTCCAAACGGTAAACATCCTTCTCACGTCCTTCAACTCGAGAACAAAGTTCACGAGCGAAAGGCCTGAGGTGACAGTTGGGAGCATGCTCGCGAGAGCAGTCTCTCTAACGGAGGTTAAGGAAGCCAGGGTAGGCCTCCCAAACACGTTAGCATCACCATCCCAATATCCGGCGTAGAATAACGCCCGATACAGACTCGATGCAGACTGATACACCCCTGTTACGGGGTGCGGTTGTCTACCTGGTCTAACCACAATACCATCGACGTGCGACGTCCATGTGTGAGTAACAGGCTTCTCGGCAATTGTCGAGTCGTTGTTATCCACTATGGTTTCGTCGTACGCTTTTGATACTGTGGCGTGGGTATAACCTTGGACTTTACCCCCGAAGTAACCTACTACGGGGGCGTCTAACCCATTTAAGGTTAGGTCCATGGTATCTCCTGAAACCGTACCCAGGGGGTATTCATACCCTACCGAGTGCGACATCAAGGAGCCTTTGGTTCTAGTTCTTGTGCGCAACATACGAACAAACTCGGTCCCCA